CGAAGGCAGCGAACTTCTGCTCAGGTTTGTAAGCCCAAGCTTCCCATGCTGCGGGCGGCAAGTTCTTCGAGACACGGTAATTCCATATGATTTTGGCAAAGTAACGGCAGAACTGCCGGAGAGTGGTAAACTGGGTAATGGCATGGGCTACCTTGGAAAGAGGCATTTGCAGGATGCTGGAATCACCTTTGAACACAGTTTCTGGGGAGGACCCATTGTCGAAACAGTAGTTCACGATTTCTAAGGAGAGAGGGGTGAGGTTAGTGGCAGATGCCCCCAGGGCAATGAGCGCCTGTGAGATGCTAGTGAGCTCGGCTGGAGATGGCAGGAGTGAGCTAGTGACTCCCAGTGAGAGAGCCGCCAACTGAGACGCAGACAGGGTCTGAAAGGGTCCAGCCAGTGGGGAGACCCGGGCACTGGACGGCCCTGAAGTCTGAGAAGTCTGAACTCCTGTGGTAGACATGGTGTAGGTTAGTTTTCACTATGGGTTAAAACTTAAGCGGTTATTAAGGGCGGTAATGACCTCGGCAAGATTGCTAATGTGTTCACAGCCTCTAACAACCGTTTGCTCCCCTGAGAGCACGATTAAACAGCTGGTGGTGTTAAGTGTGCTTAAGCCCGCAGTGATTGCAAGGCCTAGAACGACTCCTAGACTCAAGTAGGTAAGAAACATAGATGGCTAGAGTCAGTGAGAAGACGAGGAAAACAGGACTCCAGTTAGTGGAGACTCTTCTAGGGCCGGAATAGAAGACCGTTTTCGTTCCGTCCTTATACCATCCTCCGTGGGGAAGGCTATGGGAAGAATCTCCGACGCTAGGTAATGTGGACCTTGTTAGTGTGAAAACTATTAGTGCTAGACCTAGGCCTATTGTTAGTGGGAGTACTACCTTTGTTGGATCAGGTGGTGGGGTGAGCCTCAGTGGGGCACCGGACATGGAGCTCCTTGGTGTGACGAGTCAGGGCAATGTAGAGCGCTGTACTGTCCTCAACCTGCTCAAGCGGCTGTGATGATAGAACGGTCACCACTGGGAACTGAAGGCCAATAGTGGCCTTGGGGCAAAGGGGTTTGAGACCGTGGCGGCTGGCCAACTGAAGTATGGGCTCGTCCAGTGCAATTATTGTGCCGTAGAGTTCGCTTTCGAAAACCCCTTTGCGAGTGACCAGTTGGTCTTCCGCATCCGGGTAGATGAGAATGCCCAAACTGGAAATCAGTTCACATGTGCTTGGGCCAAGCCTATGGGACGTCTCCTTGATGAAGTGGGGCGGGATGGCATAGTCTGGGTGTTGCAGTGGGTCAGCAAAGACCGCGTCCCAACTGCCTTTCAGGGGTTGAGCGCAGTACTCATCCAGAATGTTGAAGTGGTTCGCCTTGGGCAAGGAGAATTGCCTGATCATCTTACGGGACAAATTGGGCTTGTCAGGAGTCCCGAGAGTCTGGGCGTTAGTTGCTGGGTGCTGCTGCAGGAATTGCCTAATCAAGGTGGTCTTACCAGCGCCGGCCACGGCGTGAATGACTAGGGGCTTGGAAATCGGTTGGTCAGTTCTAGTGTACCCGTTAGAAATTAGTAGTGCTGTAAGAGTTTCCATCAGTCAAAGGTTGCGAAAACACGGCCTCCAC